GTGTGTATATCCAGCATCAATATACGATGCAATGATATCTGGTTTTACAACATCCTTTTCACCAGATACTGTAAACAATTTAGGGGACATAGCAAAGTGAAAATCAATACCGGAGTAGTTAATCATCTCTAACATTGCTGGAGTAATCTTTTGAGTAGCATTGGTCTCAATTGTAATTAATTTAGGAGCATTACCTTGTTTATGTAACTCCTCAACAATTGCTACCATAGCCTTTTGCCACATCATTGGCTCACCCCCAGTAAAGCATAATTGTGTATCTACCCCTGTATTGGGATGGGACCATTTGCCTTCTGGATTAGTCGTATGCTTAAGCATATCGATTAGTTTATTGGCTACTTCTTCTTCATTGTAATCATGTACTAGGTGTTTATACTTTGCAGACCATGAGTATGAAGAATCACATCCGTGTTTCCATACAGGTAAGTCTTCAATGCGGTTTACACTACTAATATCAAATGTTGCATATGGAAGAATATATGTCTCAGGATTAGTAGGATCCGTTTGTCCAAAACCATTACATTCTAAATTACAACCAAAGAAGCGAATCCATGCACTTGGTTTACCAGCATATAGAGCTTCCCCTTGGAAGCTGTAGAACATCTCAGATATTCGTATTTTCATTTTCTGTTCCTGTAATCTTGACGTTGGGAAGGTCTGATGGTTTATAATACACTTCCCCGCGCTTTAGCTGCCTATCTAATTTCTTTTTTTGACTCCACGCTCTCGTTACTTGCATTGGTGCAGCCCGTTTCATAAAAAGGACTCCATCGAGGTGATCCATTTCATGTAAGAATCCTCTTGCAGTCATACCAATATACTTCTCTGTATGCGTCTCACCAAAAGCATCTTGAAAACGTACCTTAATAGACTTAGGTCTTTTTATTTTAATATAAAGATTGGGATAAGTCAAGCATCCTTCTTCCAACTCAACAAACTCGCTGGTTTGATCTACGACTCTTGGATTAAATACAACCAATGGTTCCGCTGACCATAATGCAAACGCTCTATATGGCAATCCGCATTGATTGGCAGACAAACCAATACCTTTATGGTGTTTCATTGTCTCAATTAAATTATTAGCCAACACTATTGGATCTGTTGGAGGATTTCTAAAGTCAAAATCTTCTAACTCAGATAGTAATGTACGGTGTCCATCTTTTACAAGTTCTAATACCATTATATTTTCCTTATGCTATTCTACTAAAGTTTTTATGCTTTTCGAATTTAATTACATGTTCAAATTTATCAAACAACTGATCACCTTTATGGCTAATTATAAACGTATTTGTGTCTGCAGTCAACCCATTAAGGATTTTTAAAAATTCATCAGTACCGGACGAGTCTAATGAGCTGTCGAATACTTCGTCCATAATGAGAAGATTAGTAGAAGCGCTATTACGAAGCTTAGCAACAGCTCTCCAAGCAAATAAGAGGGCCAAGTCAATACGCATCTTTTCACCTTCTGAAAAACTGTCATAAGTAAATTCATCTCTAAACCTCGATTTAATTGTTTCTTCAAAATTTTCATTTAGCTCAAAGCTAACAAAAAAGTCCATTGCAGCAAGATACTTGTTAATTAGCTTATTAATAACAGGAACATATTGTTTAATGATCTTGGTTTTAATACCAGAGTCCTTTAACAACACAGCTGCTACATCATATACTTGCTTATCTTTTGATAACTCTTCCTTCTCTGCAATTGCAACTCTCAAGCTTTCCTTGTGTAATTTAACTTCTTCAGAGTTAGCATCAATCTGTTTAGTATTCTTTCCTAAGTCCTCAATCTCTCTATTAATAGACGTTACAAAGTTTGACCACGTACGTATCTGGATGAGGAAATCAGACACTTCTCTGTTCTTAGTAGAGATGGTAGAGGATATATCTGCGATTGCGGATAGTCTGCTATTGATACTATCCAATTCCTCTGCAATTTTCTGCTTACCTGATTCGATTTCAGCAATCTGCGTACTGCCTTTTTCAACAATCTTGGCTTTGTGGTCGTGTGCAATTCCTTGACGGCAAGTTGGACAATCGTCGTGGGAGGAGAAGAATGTGGCATCATCCTTAATCTTTTTAAGTTTGTGGTCCACTTGTCTTGAGATATCTTTGATCTTCTCGAGTCGCGTCCGTACCTTGTCCTGATCTGCAATACTACCAGACAGTGTGGTGACTTCACCATTGATTTGTTCAATTTGTATATTTGCATTTTGTATATCTGTATTCAGTTCTATAATACGATCTTGTTTTTGTTTAATCAGCTCATCATTATTTTGCTTTAAAGATTCAATATGTTTCTTGTACATCTCAATCTTATCAGCATTACTGTCAATCTTATAATCAACATCTGTGGCTTTAATTCTATTGTATGCGATCTTATCTTTAAGGATAGAATTCATAGTAGAGAAGATTTGAATGTCTAATAAATCTTCTACAATCTCTCTACGATAAGGAGCAGGTAATTGCATAAAAGGAACAAACGATGCGCTACCAAGAATAACAATCTGAGCAAATGACTTTTGATTCAACTTTAGAATCTGAGTCTCTAACATCTCTTGATACTCTTTTGCATCTGCGTTCTGATCAATCAACTGATCATCACTATAGATTTCAAATGTATTCGGTTTAATACCACGAACAATCTTATATTGCTTCTTACCAACAGAGAACTCTAACTCTACTACTGTACCTTTTCCGTTGACAGTATTAATAAGTTGATTCTTGTTTACCTTACGGAATGGTTTACCATAAAGACCAAAAGACAATGCATCAAGGATTGTAGATTTGCCAGCGCCATTCTCTCCAACTATGAGAGTGGTTTTATGCTTATCAAATACAATTTCCGTGAATGTATTGCCAGTGCTTAGTAGGTTCTTCCATTTTATACTTTTAAAATATATCATCTATTATTCCACACTCAACGCTTCATGATATAAGTTTCTAATTAAATTGTCAAGCCTCTGACGGTCACCTTGTATCTGCATTGAGTCTACATACTTGTTCAAAATGGTTAGTGTATCTTCTGCTTCATTAATAATATCATCATCTGTCTCTAAATCCATATGGAAGTGATCTTCCACTACCTGCATGTCTAGCACTCCAGCCTTTTCTAGCTTATCGATAAACATATCAAACCAATGTGGGTTATTTTTATTTCGTACAATAACCTTAACTATTGTTCCTCTATACTGCTCAAAATCAATTGATAGGACTTCTTCTATTGTTCCTTCTTGATCATCGTAATGAACTTTATGGAACATAATGTTTGGATTAGGAATAAACGTCAATTGTTTTGTGTCTGTATCGAGAATATGGAATCCCTTTTGATCACTAAAGTCCGACCATGTTATTTCGTATGGGGTACCTAAGTATTGAATATTCTTATGAGTAGACTTGTGGTGGAAGTGACCTGATAGTACTAATGGATGCTTATTGAATATATTCATGTCAAGGCCTTCATCACATACAGCGCCACGGTACATTTCAAATCCTGCAATTTCAAAATGTCCTATGATTACATCTGCAGTAGATGTATCAATTGCATCAAGGCATTCCTTTTCGTTGTCTTGGCATATCCACGGTACCAACAAAACATTATAGTCTTCAAATGCTACGGAACCAGGGGTTTCGTGCACTTCTATATTGCTGTATTCGTTTAATAACAGATTAAGAGAATTTACTTCGTTTGTATTCTTGAAATAAGTATCGTGGTTACCAATAATGATATGGCACTTAATACCCATCTCTGCTAAGGGTTCAAAAAAGTAACTTCTGCAAAGTTTTAGACTTTGGAAGTTTATATACTTCCTACGATCGAATACATCACCCAATTGAATGACGTTAGTGATGTTATTGTCTTTTAGATATTTAAAAAATGTTTCTTTATAGAACTTCTCAAAGAATGTATGAAAATGAAGGTTATCGTTTCGCGCACCAAAATGCGTATCTCCCAGCAAACAAATTTTCATTAACTATTCCTTAGCATCAAGGTTAGGTATTTGTTCTCCTATGTCTTCTACCACTTCTTCTTCTAGGAAGTTTTCAATTCCTTTTTTTCTTTTCTTTTTCTTACTTAAAAGGTTTTCTTCAAACGTCTTAATAAAATCATGCATATTTTCATTATCCATATCAATATACGAAGGAGTAAAGTCTTTTTCATCAAACTCACTTTGTTCCATAAGCTCATTCATAAGCATACTATTTTCCAAGCTCTTATGTTTAATGTATAGTTGTTTCTTTTCTTTTAGAATGCGACGCAGAAACGCGTAGTATATAATTTGCGTAAAGTATGCAAATGGGTTTGAAGATTTAGCTGGATCAAAATTATCAATATAGCAGATGCAGTTCTCCACTCCATCTGAAATCATCTCTTCTCTATATGAGTAGTTGACAAAGTTTGGTTTCGTGGAAAGTCTATTAGCAATCATCAAGATACAATGACCCACATAGTTCGGAACTTGCGGTCTTAGCGTCTTCTGCTCTTTAGCATCTATTACCGTCTGCCTATATTCAACTATGCAGGCATATAGTTTTTTATTATCAACATAGTGGTTTGACATTAATACTCCTCATACATAACGACCTTATAATATATCATTTTGTTCTCAAAGTCAACTAATTTAGTGGGCCTTTAAGATTTAATCTCTCTAAAAGAGCTTTGTAAGCTTCAGTCATCTCATCTTCTTCAAATTCATCATAATCTTGTTTTATCTTGGTTGCGCTTATCAGCTCTTCCTCAACATTTTTATCAATAATTACCTTGTAGTTGTTGAGTGCATGATTATAATACTCTATCATTGCTTGCTTTGGCTTTACTACATGCAACAAATCTTTTTTATCAAATGTGAAATGTTTATCACAAGCAAATGGCATATATCGACTAACACTAACCGTTGGCATTGGTTGCGTTGATACAAGTCTATAATTAATTTGCAAGATATCTTCCACTACTACTTTTGTTTCTTGATCTTCTTTAACATTGCCAATTACTTCTGTACCATTTTGTAATTTTAGTAGGGCTAGCATGTTATCCTTTTAGCTTTACGGTGTAAATTTTATAATCAAATTGTTCCTCACCATATATTTTAATACGTTCTGCAAAATGTAATAGAGTATGATTCTTATGAGTCTTCCATGAAAGGTCGTCTGAAATATCATACAACGTCGCTTCTGTTTTTGTATCGCTCTTTCTCAACCCTCGTCCAATAGATTGTAAATTTCTTATTCGGGATTTTGAAGGACTTGCAAATATAATATTATGTAGGTTTTTAATATTTACACCAGTTGAAAAAGTACCATAGGAGGCAACAATGATCATGTCGTTATGAGTTTCTGCTAATCGCCTTACCTCTTCTCTAACAAGAGAATCTACTTCTCCATGAACTAGTGTCACGTTTCTATTTCTACCATCCAGCATTGCGTTTAACACTTTGCCATGTTTTTCTACAAACTGATATAGTATGAGAGTATTACCCTTTAACGATAAGGCTAAGTTTCTAATAAATCGATTTCTACCTTCATGTCTTACAATCCAATCAATTTCATCTTGGTATGTTGCTTTTTTAAGTAACTGTCGTTCCTCATCTGTATACTTTAGCACAATACATTTGATATTGAAGTCAGCAAGATGTTTCTGCTCTATTAATTTGGCAGTAGTAGTTACGTGCTTAGTTGGACCAAACAATCCTTCTAGTACTAACTTGTGAGTCTGTGTACCATCCAATGTTCCTGTAAATCCATATCGATAATCACAATCTACCATCTTACTAACAATTCCTGTAAGACTTTTAGCTTTAAAGAGATGAGCTTCGTCTCCTATAACGCACGAGAATTGTTGAAACCATTTCTTAGGCATTTTGTAAATTGATTGCCAAGTCGATACAATTACTCTTTTATCTGTTTCTATATCATATCCATACATGATTTTATGAGCCATGTCTTTAAGATAATCACTGTTTGTGTAAGAAGCAAAATCGGAACACATTTGATGAACAAGTGATGTTGTAGGAACAACAATGAGACACTTCCCATCTTTATAGGAAAGAGCATAGCATATTAATAGGAATATAATGAATGACTTACCAGAAGCGGTAGGAGATAATAGAAGAGTTCTCTGGTGCCTTACAGCGTGAACAAATGCTTCTAGTTGATAGTCTCTAAGATCCATGGTCAAATCAAGCTTTGCCATGAATTCCCGGGCCTCTTCTACTGAAAACTCTTCTGCAGAAAAGTCTGTAAGGTATCCTAGTTCTAGATTACGATCTTTTGCAAACTCTTCAATATAGTGATTGAGTCCTGCATATATTAAATGGGTTCCTGTATTGAATAGTCGAATCTTTCCATCCCAACGTTTTGCTCTTACTGAAGGAATGAATTTAGCACCTGGAACTTGAAATGTAAAGTATTGACCAAGCTCATAGCCAATAGATGTATCACAATGTATCTTATTGTATACTGAATTGTACTTTTCTATTCCTATATCAGCCATTAAGCACCCATCTTAAATCTCTCCCAATCAATGGCAGACTTAATTTGAAATCCTCGAGTTGTTAGACTTTTAATAACCGCCTCTACAAACTCTACCTTTTCTTTTTGCATTTCCATTTTAAGACTGAGAGATTGCAAATCTCTATCAGCTTCTAGATGCATTGGAATGTCCGTACGTAAAATCTTTAGGGGATTAGGTTCCCATTCATGTTCTTTTAATAATTCTTCGGATATTGAACCATTGTACCACTCATACTTATTTTTATACATTTGTTTAAAGTCTGCTTCCATTTTACGAAGAAGCAAACGTTCTTGTGAAAATATTTTAAAGTATTTGGAGTGGAGCTGAGGGATGCGTAAGGACTCTTCGCCAAGCTCTGTACGATCTATTTGAGCATCACGCTCCCACAACAATTGTATTTCTTCAAGTTTCATAATATTTAAATGAGATAATAATCTTGCAATTATCCCTCAAACTGTAATCAATTACAACGATTTAATATTAAATGTTCTAAATTTAAAAGTAGCTGTAGCCTCAATATATTCCACATCTTGACTGCGACTATCAAAAGAGAAGTTAGTAAGGGATGTGGGAAACGCGTCCACAAAAGTAACTTCATGAATTGGATTCATAGCACTAGACATTATGATTAATGAAGCATCGGAATATACTCCTTCTCCGGTTCCTCTTGCTACAAACCTAGGATCTACAGATCTATGTTCCTCAAAATTATTAGGAAAGCCAATTGCAGTAATCCAGTTGTACAATTCTTTGTAGTTCTTCATAGACTCATCTACTTTGAACGTAAACAAAAGGTCCCCATATTCTATATGATCGCCCGCAATTGGAATACGAGTGAAAGGGGTAGGAATATACGTATCCCCTAACGTAATGTCAGGTAAACTGACAGATTGTATAAAATAATTTATGTGGGGTGTTTTTTTAATAACGAATTTAAATCCTAAAGGGGATAAAAAATTCTTATTAACTGGTTCAGTATTTGAATATGCCATTAATTGCCTCCTCTACTATTTATCCAGATAAAAAAAGAGCCCCCGAAGGAGCTCTTTTGAATTATCCCTCTTATGGGGACTTATTCGACTTCCTATTAAAGGATGTTGTCTACTAGAACACGACGGTAGTAAACGTTGCTGTCCTTCGTTAGAGCGCCTAGACCAGCTGTAGCACCTTCTGCGAATGGGTTTGCAACCATACCGTAACGAGTCTTGAAACCGATCTTAGGTTGGAAAGAACCTTGATCCACTGCACGAACCATTTGTAGGGGCACGTATGGGCAATAGAACAGACCAGCATCAAATGAGGATACACCTTTGTAACCAACAACCATGTAGTTGCCACCAGCATATGGGTCAATATAAACCTTAATGCGGCCGTTTAATACACCAGCGAATGTAGCGCCAGTATCGTCAACTTGCAAGTTATTGCTGTTCAACGCAGGAGCATAATCCAATACACCAGCCATTTGCAATGCAGAAGCTACGTCTGAAGAGCAGATGATGATGTTACCTTTACCACGACGTGTGGATTTGGCGATTTGGTTAGCTTCACGCTCAACTTGGAACATTAG